TCTACTTTATCTATTATATCTTCAGGTTTAATTCTCTTCCGTGCCATTACCACCTCTTTACACGAATTGTTGTTCTATTTTCTATGTGAGCATAACCAAAATGATTAATCAAGCCATATATTACAGCTTTCACACCATGATTATACTTATCTTCGGGTTGATTGCCAACTATATTTCCATCTCTATCTGTTTTCCACTTGTAAACAAGTGTTTGTCCATTGAATGGATTAGGTGCTGCACCAAACTCTGATAATATTCCTTTGCATTTAGGATTAATTATTAATCTAGGCTCACCATTTGGTGCTAATTTTAACATAGATTTTAATTTTTCTGTACCATCGTTGATTCCAACTTTCTGTGAATCTAAGTACAATCCTGTTTCGTTTAACCAAATTTCTGCAGGAGCTGCCATAGCCTGGTGCTGATATCCTGCAACATCAATCACTCCGAACTGCACATCCTGCCACCATTCTCTGTTCTGACAGATATTAATCATCTCTTCTGTGATTAAAGTTTTTTCGTAGACTTCGTCCACAAGTCTAACCTGATCATCGCTGATCTGTATCGCTTCGATAGCATAGCCGCCTGCATAGCCTGGGTCGATCCACAAGTGGACTGGTTCCCCTGGTACATAGCTAGCCTCTTCTGATATATGTCTATCACTTCTGAATTCTTGGAATACGATTCCCGTAGGAGGCGAAGGAATACCTTCAATCCTCTCCATGAAGAAATCATCACTAGCCTCATTCTTGAGTTTTTGTATCTCTGGATCATCTTTACCTCCTGGATATAAGTGTTTATTTGTATATGAAGGTAAAGAGAAAGACTTTTCGTCTTTATCTCCATACTTCCATGCCTGAAACAACGAAGGGTACCATCCAAGGCTACCCTCAAATGTTCCTGCTAGAAACATCCATGCTGCTTTAGGTGCACATCTACCTCTTATTCTGTAATAACTTTCTAAATCTAGCTGACTAGCCTCACATCCTATAATTCCATCGGGTGCTCTCATGGCTAAAGTCCTAGGATCCTTAGCTGACTTAGTTTCAATAACAGTTCCGTCTACTAATTCAATCCTACCTGGGTCTACTCGTTTAGATGCCTTCTTTAAAAGGCCTAGTTTACCAAAATCTTCTATTAAATATTCAAATTCTGCCCTAGTTCTGCCGTAATCTGCAGCAACTAGCCAATATAATCCTGCACCTTCTGTTTCAAATGTCTTTTTTAGCAGGAATTTACTAGCAATCATGCTTTTTCCTGCCTGTTCTCCACCTGCTACAAGTGTAAATCGTTTATCTGAATCTAATATTACTCTTTGTTCATCAGTAGGATCAAATCCTACCTGCTTATAAAGAAAATCTGTTAGCTCATTTGCTGTCTGAGTCATTAATTATGTCCTCGGCTTCCTTAACTACTTTAGATTTGGTAGGTTTCTTCTTTTTCTTGGCAGCCATCTTCCTAAAATCTTCCATTAACTGCTTGGAATCCTCAGAAGTATTGTCTGTTGTCCTGTATTTTCCAGGTAAGTTAGCATTTAACATGGTAATCAGTAACACAGGCTTAGAATAATCTTCTTTCTCAGCCATCTTGTTTACTAATTGAAAGGCTAT